CAGTGTCTTCTACATTCCACTCATTGGTCTGTACTTTCCAGTCAGGAATGTTGTCCTTTACTGTGAAAGAAGGCAGATCCCAAATGCATCTGTTGTTAGGTTGGGCTGCATAATTGCCATCATCTAAGGCTATTATGTGTGCACACTTGTGTTCGTGTGGTATTTCTGAATGATCAGAATCAAGTATATTACCCTCTGGGTGAGCCCAGTCAACAGTAAATAAATATTTACCGTGATGCCATTTCTTGTCTTTACCTATGTATTTTCCGGAAGATGCGCTTAAAAGATTCCAACTAGTAACAGCAGGATAATAACTAAAAGAATTCCAAAGTTCCAGTTCATCAAGTCTCTTGGATGGAACGTCTTCCGGTTTATAACCACGTTGAATAAAAGCCGTAATTGGGAGACGATAAAAGACTGCGCCATTTTCCATAAGTGCATGCCATAAGATAGCACGACCCCCCAAAGAGCTAAGACCAAAGATAATACAGTCTTCAACTTCTCCATGATGTTTTTTGAGATCATATAAATACTCCTTTTTTATTTGTGCGTATTAGGAATTTTTAATTCAACTGCATGCTCCATTATATCTTTTATTTTTGCAGCTTCTAAATCATTTATTACAGATATATCAAGTTCATCGTGTATCTGTATATGCGGTGTAATACCTTCTTTATACAATTCTAACATAGCTTTTTTTGTCATGTCAGCCGCTGATCCTTGAATTAATTTGTTTAATGCCTTGTATGTAAAAGCTCTACGACTACCATTTTCATGCCAGTAATTTTTTTGTTTGTTACCATCTTTGTCTTTTACAAATTCTCCTTCTTCATCTTTTACATGAGGACCCATAGCTTGTAGCTCTAACATTCTTTCATGATCTTGTGCTGGTACAAATCTACCCCAGTCACTTCCTTTTAGTATAGGTTCGTACTTAGGAAATCTACATTTTCTATTTAAGATAGTTTTTATTTTGCCATTGCGTTGAGCTGCGGTCATTAATTTATTTGTTAGTTGTTTAACAAACGGAACCTTACTGTGATATATATCAAACAATTCTTTTGCTTTGTCTTTACTTACACCCAACTCTGCTTCTAACTTTGCTTTACCCATTCCATAAAACAAACCTAGATTAATTACCTTAGCTTGATTTCTTGGAATCTTAGCCATGTCTGCTACGACTTGGTGAAAGTCTGCATTTGGATTATGATCGTATGAATCTGCAATCTCATTAACAGAAGCAAGTTTAAATCTTAATGCGTATTCTGTAACAAGCCTTGGTTCCTGTTGCGAGTAATCAAATGTACCCCACTTGCAACCCTCTTCAGGTATAAATAGACTTCTAATTAATGGACCTGTTTCTGGATCCTTAGCTGGAATCTGCTGTAGATTAGGATTAGAATAACTAAATCTACCTGTAACTGTACCTCCATCATCAGATCTTATTTGATTTATCTCTGCGTGGATTCTACCCTTATATTCATGCCTTAAAATTGTATCAATAAATGTTGTATTAACCTTGTTAATTTTTCTAGCTTCTGCTATCTTTTGAATTATAGGATGTTCATGATTGGAAAGGAAATTTTTAGTAAATGAAGGCGCACCAGTTTTTTCAGTTGTTTCAAAAGGTAAATTTAATTTTTCAAAAACTTTTTGAATGCTACGTGCGGCCCATATTTGAGTTTCTATTCCTGTGTCTATTTTTATTTGGTGGATTAATCTTTCTTCTTTTGTCGTTAGCTCTCGCTTCAATGTATTCGCTCTGTGAGCGTCCACTCTCACCCCAAGAAATCGCATGTCAACCAGGCAAGGAAAAAGATCAGTTTCCAAATTAAATATTTCTTGACAGTCTTCTTCTATTAATAATTTTTTACAGTGTTGCCAAAGTTTAAAAGTTAACTCAGCATCTTTTTCAGCATAAGCTCCTACTTCACTAGCAGGTAATTTCCACATCTCTGCTTTTGGATCAAGTCCTCTTGACTTAGCTGCTTCGTTCAAAGCTTTTTCATTCTTACCTTCGTTAAGATAAAACCAAGACAAAGCATTTAATGTGTATGCAAATCTATTCTCATCTAAAACAGAACACGCAATCATCGTATCTACGATTAAACCATTGATTTTTATACCTAAATTACGTATCCAACATACGTCATACATTGCGTTATGAAATATTTTTGTAGCTGGACATGCACAAATATCTTTAAACCATTCTAAAGTTTTCTCTCTAGGCATGTTGGGAGCTTCGCCATGAGCTATGGGAAAATACCATTTGTCATTATATGTTGCAACTGCAATACCTACTACTTCACCATTGTTAGTAACTGAACCAGATCCTTTTGATTTTAAATCAGGATCTCTTGTCTCTAAGTCAATTGCAATCTCATCATAATCTCTTAGATCAGGATACTCAGTAGGCATAACCCATTCTGTTTGTGTTAAATACTTAGGTACTTTCATCTTGCTTGATATATATATTTGTTTTCTATTATTTTAGCTAGTCTATTTTTATGGCTGAATGCATATAAAGCTGCATCGTAGTCATGAGGAAATATTTCCCATGCAAATTCTGTTTCCAATCCAAGATAAATTTCTAACTTAAATTTATTTTTAGCAATTTCAATTGTTTTTTGTATAGTTGATTTTCTAGGCATTGTTTCTCCTTATGTGCTAAATTAATACTAAATACTATTTTTTCTTTTTCAGATTTATTTGGCAAAGTATAATGATTTAATTTACTATCAAACAAAATAAAATCATCTTCTTTTACAGGTATATTTTTCTCTTCTATAATTAAATTAGAATCATCAGGATGTTGAAAATAATAAACTCCTGACAATTGTTTTGTATCTTTTAAATTACTGTTTGGATCGTGGTGATTATGTTTTTTTACATATCCATTTTTTTTGTAAACATTAGACCAAAAATCTAAGACATAGTACTTTGTACCAGCTAACTTTTTAAAATTGTTAATTATGTTTTTAAAGTTATTTATCTTAGATCCTAATTTATAATTGTAAGTAGATCCTCCTTCTTCAACTAAATCATGTTTAACATATGCAATTGTTTGTAATGTTTTTAATATCATGTGTTTGTTTTTTAATTTTATATTTTTAATAATCATTATCTTTTAATTTTTTTATTTCTAAATCACAGTAGTGTTTAATTTTTTCTAAATCTTGTATACCCGCTTTGTTTTTATATCTGCAAACGTACTTCACAACATTGCCCTGAAAGAACGAGAGATCATTCTTTGATATAAATTCATAAGGTTGAATGGAAAATTTTTTATAGTGAGATCCTCCAATTTGAGTGTCTTGTGGAAATGCCTCTTCAAGCATTTTTTTATTTGTCATAGTTGATACTCCTTTATTTTCTTTTTTGCTTTCAGTTTGTATAAATTATTCCTTGCTCTAGTGGTGCCCACATACCATACTCTATGCTCTTCATCTTGTTTGTCAACACTTAGACGTATACTTTTTTGTACTTTAGATCCTTGGTGTAAAGATAAAATAACATTGTCTTCTTCACCACCTTTTGCAGCGTGAATAGTTGATACCCATACCCTTGCATTTTCAGAAAGTTTTTCACCCCCAAAAATTATATTCCGGATATAAAGTATTTCTTTCTGATCAGCCACGAAGATATCATACCAATTTTTTTCAGGATCCCAATTGCCACTGGGAATATATTCTCTAACATCATTAATTTCTTTCTCTTCAATCTCACCTTCTCTTATCCATTTTTGATATGCCATAGCTCCATTGTAGATACCAACATTAAAACTTTTACCTTTGTTACTTTGATAATAGATATTTTTATTTTTTAATTCTTTCATAATATCTAAAAGATTACTTCTAGTTCTTGTAAGGATTAACCATTTGCCTTTAGTTAGATCTACTTGTCCTAAATTATTAATGTGGCACGCAAGACCTTCTTGCGCCCTAGGCAAGTATTCTTTGTGTTTCCTGATGCCTGCTATACGATCCACAGCTATTTGAGACTGTTCTTGCACAGCTTTTGATACTCTTCGAGAGTATCTTAAAACTTTTTCATTAGCAGGTTCTGTAATAAATCTATTAACATCAGCACCAGCCCAAGCAAATATAGCCTGGTCATCATCACCAGCTAGATACATGTCTTCACAATTTTCTTTTAATCTATCATACAGTTGCCACTGTAAAGGTGATAAATCTTGAGCTTCATCTATAAATATAGCTTTTAATTTTGGAATCTTATTTGATTTTATTACTAGTTTAATTAGATCATTAAAATCTAGTAGATGATTTTTATCTTTGTACTCTTGTAAATTTATATAAATATGTCTTAAGATATCAGGATCAATATCTTTTCTATCATGTTCATTAAGATTAAATTCTTCTTCAATAGATATGTCTTTGTTAATAGCTCTACCTATCATTTGAAAGTAAGGATTATTACAAGTTAAAAAATGTGTTTGTTCATCATTGTATTTATCATTAAAACTAACTCTAACATTTAACATCTTACCTAAGTCTTCATAATGGTGTGGCTGCATAATACTATCCTCGCTTAAATCTAATAAATGAAAACAAAATGCATGCAGTGTTTGAAAATATGGTACTTCTTTTTCATCAACACCAATTCTTTTTCTAGCTTCAATCGCAGCTTTCTTAGTAAAAGCAAAGTAACCTATCTTATGATAAGGTGTACCAGTTCTAACATAAGCATTAACTCTACGAATTAATCTAAAAGTTTTTCCTGTCCCTGGAGGACCATATATTTTAATTGGCTTTTTCATCAGGTCTTTTAAATATGTCCATTAAACTACCTGTATACCCAAAGCTACCATGATGAGTTGTTTCACCATCAACCACCGCATAGAATTTAAACCCTGCGGCTGCAGCAATATTAGAAAAATGTGTGTCTTCTCCCCACCAGTGACCTGACTGTTGATCAAAAACTGTGTCCCAAAAATTATAGAAAAGTTTATTTGCTTCTTCAGATATAATTTCTTTTTGTTTAATTTTTAATTGAGGATGATCATACATTAATTTTTCATAAACTCTTTTATGTATCAAAGTTAATCCTGCTGGACCTACTCTTATCTCAGTCAATCCTTTGTCATCAATTTGAATGTCGTCAGGATTTTGAAATTGCACTGAATATTTAACAGAGTTATCTTGTGTCTTTTTTCTATAAGGAACACAGATTAAATCTTTTTTTGAAAGTATCATTCTGCCTACAACTTTAGGATCAAACTCTACATCTGAATCTACAAACAATTGATAATCCATACCTGATTCTAAAAACATAGCAGTTAAAACATTTCTTCCATACCCAACATAAGGACATTTAAATGTACTTATGGTAGATTTTATCCCTGCTTTGGTAAATGTATCCATTAATTTTATTAATGATAAACATGTTGATACTTGCATGGTGTCATAGGTAGGCATACATACAAATACACTTGGTATTTTTTTCTTCGTCATACTATATTCTCCTTATCTTCTATTTTTATTTTTTCATCTGGTATATTTTCTTTCATTAAATCAGTAGCAGGCATTTTTATACACCTAACTGGAGGAAATGATTTTTCGCTTTCTCCTTTGGGAAATCTTTTTTGAGAACCAAACTCTCCTTTAAAATATGTTTTAATTAGAGTGGCAGTTCTTGGTCTATCTTGTGTCCATTCATTTCTTTTTATCTCTTCATAAAATTTATCATAATCGAAGTAATAATATTCATCTTCTTTCAAGACTGCTCCACTTTTAAATGAGGCATAGGTCTTTGCCTCTGGTCCATTAACATAATCTTCTAAATATTTCTTTAACATCTCAATAGGATTAGTGCCAGCAGGTGGTTTAATATCCTCTTTAGTGGCCCATAGAGCGTCCAGGATGGGTTGATATTCATTATTCTTAATGATGGGAGGAAATATAGATGTTTGGTCTGCTATGAGCGCTCTCATCTCTTTCATTTCAGCTATCTTTTTTATGTGTTTTGCATGTATCTGAACCACTTTGCTATCAGACAGTTCTACATTAAAAAAATATTCTGGATCAGGTTTGTAAGCTATTCTAATTAAACCTGATATCTGAGGCCAACTGCTTTCCTGGTGACTACCAATACCAAATTTTCTACGTAGGCAAGTTCCTTTTGCACAATAAGAAGAGATAGGTAAATCATGACAGGTATGTCCAGCTGTATCTTTGTCCCAACTTTTTATTTTTTCATTTACTTTAGCATCACCCCATGTGTCATCGTACTCCATAAAATCTCTTGCAGCCTGTATTAATTTTTTCTTCCAATCATCTTTGTGTTTCTTTTTAGTGAACACCATGTAGTTAAATAAAAATCTATCTCTCTCATCTTTTAATTTGTTCCCTGATTCCTGAACCTGTTTGCATATCATCTGTAAACATGGAGGACCATCTAACAAATCTTCTGGTCCACCCGTTAATATTTCTTTTACTTTTTTATTAGATACTTCTTGTAATGATTCTTTTGTTTGTAAATTATCTTTGACTACATTTAAAAAATCTTCTAACTCTAACTCTCTTCCATCAGGCAATAATGCTTTACGTTCTTTCTTTTTAAAATAAGGTAAGTTAATAAATGAACCAGAAGTTCTTACGTTGTCTTGGTTCATACCTAACTGTGTTTGTTTAGGAAATATTTCTGTCTTAGATGATAGTCCAAATAAAAATAATAAGTTTTGTAAAAATTCTCTGATTAAAGTTGCAGGTACTTTTTCTTTTGT